ATTTGACTTTGTGATATCCCTAACGTCAAAGTTTAAAAGTCTTTTCCTAGCAAAACTCCTAAGTTCTTTTAAGAAACTATACCAATTACTTTTTTGAATACTTTGTTCTTTAGTAAACAGTTCGTTATTATACATAATAACTACCCCGTCTTTTTCGCTTATGCTGACGCTAACATTACTATCTTCATCGTATTTAAAGTCAAAATACCTAGCATCCTTAGGAACATTAGTTACAGTTCCTTCTTGGTCGCCTATAGTTACTTCACTGAAACGTCCGCGTATCTTATTAAACAGCTCTTCACTTATTTTATCTAAATCTAACATGTAAGTATTTATCAATAACTACTGCTAATAAAGATAGGCATGGGCGGTTCGTAATCTTCAATTTGATCTACTTGATTGAAGGTATTATAAATTGCCGGGTCCCAGTCTTTAAGCACTGCCATCATCCTAAGCGCAAGTAGTGTAGCACTTATTAAGTCGTCACTTTGGCCACCTTTAGCTTGATAACTACTACCTGTTGCAACAAAGTTTTTAAGCTCTGATATAAAAGGTTTACTGTGTATAGTCATTTTATCATTCTCTAGCATAGTTTTAAGTCTACTACATGCTGTAATTTTAGTACCATGTGTAGTGTTAAATCCTTTACGGAACTTTCTTACATGTCCTTTGCGCATAGGTTCACTTACAAATAGTCCAGGTATATTCTCTTCACCAAAGTCATTAATAACAAGTAAACATGCTTCGCCTATACCATTGTTTTCAACACTCCAATATATACCGTTAGTGTTGCTAGTTTCTGATTGCAAGTATGTGCAGATATCTGCAAGCACTCTTATTTGTCCAGGAATAGCTGTTGTGTTATGTTGCCACTCAGCTACTTGTATGTAACTAGGTAATTCAAATACTTGTATAGCGGCGTTATCGCCACCAGTACCCATACTAGGATCAAGGGCAACAGCGTATGTATACTCTGGTGTTGGCTTTTTATACCAACGGGTTTGTCCCATATTAATTAGTGGAGTAGTGCCTTCCATAGTTGCAAGTTTAATACTATTAACAAGTGTTTCATCATACACAAGGAATTCACAGTCATATTCACGACGGAATCTTTCCTCGCCAATGCGTCCTAGTTCTTCTTGTTTCCATTTAGCATCTCTATCTGGATGCTCTTCCCAATAACTACGGAAACTATGAAACCCATTTTGGCCTAGTTCTTGTTCATTGCCATGCTCGTCAAACTTATCTTCAGCACCTTTCCAAATTGTAGCAAAAGTATCTTCATCACTATTTGGTGTGCTTGTAAGAATTGCTCGTCCACCAGTAGCTAGTGTAGGAGATATAGAAGTCCAAAAGTCAATAGCAACATTAGGTTGTACAAATGCAAACTCATCACAGTATAGTAATGATATAGACATACCACGTCCTGTGTTGCCTGTTGTTGTAGCACTAACAATACGTGATCCGTTTTCAAATTCAATACTACCTTTGTTGTAGTTTGTAACACCGGCACGTATATGGTCTGGGCACATTTCATAGAGATAGCGTATACGTTGCATAATCTCTTGTGCGCCTGTATACTTGTGTGCGGCAATTAGAATAGTTTGATCAGGTACAAACATTGCGTACCACGCTAAGTAGATTGCCGCACATGTTGTTTTGCCTGTTTGTCTAGGCAACATGTTAATATTAAATCGATAGTTGTGATAGCTTGCAAGTAGACGTTCTTGATATTCAAATGGATCAAAAATAAGTTTACCTCTTACAGGATGTTGAATAGTTGCAAACTTTCTAGCAAAGTACATGTATCCATCATCTGGCTCCATACACTTCATTAAGTCTGCAATTTGTTCTTCAGTAAACGTTTCTTGTCTATTTGCTTTCTTAATTAAGACGCCGTCTAGTGCTGTTGCCATTAGTGTTCAACCTCCCACATTCTACCGTGCTTCATAAACTCACCTATAATATTAACACTGCGTCTGCGCTCAATAGGATCAATTCGCGGAGTAACACTATGTACACTGTGGGCAACATTTAAAAACATACCAAAACTATTTGCTTTATACGGAATTTCAACATGCGGAATATGTATATCATCTTCTACAACTCGTGTTTGTAAGGGTTTAAAACTTTTTACTTCTTTAATAGTTTGATGTATTGTAAAGTTTCCACCTGCTGATTTGTCAATATCTTTTTTCATATACAACAACCCTGCGTATATTTCTTTTGGATTATCTAAGTGCGGAGTTCTTGATGTACTTGTTTGGTCAACTGGTTCGTGTACTACAAGTTGACAGTCGGTAACATGTTTACCTTTTGACAGTTTGCGCACCCCTACAGTATCTGTAATTAAGTTTTCGTAAAACTCTTCGCCATAATATTGTAATATGCCCTTTTCAAATAACTTAGCACAATCTCTAAAGTATTCTGGACTAGTATGAAATTCAAAAAAGTCTTCCCATATAGCCGGCATAACTGCATCTACATGCGCCTGTCGGCTTTTATATCTATAACAAATGCCTTCATCACCTGCGTCAGTACTGCATACTAAGTCTTCAGGAAATGATTTTTCTAATTCGTTGTATACATTTTGCGGCAATGCATTGTCAACAGCCACATAAGGATACGGAAACGATTCAACTGTTTTACAGTTTTGTATTACACTCAATTTGTTCATACAAGTATTTACTCAAAAGAATAGGACCCGGAGGTCCTATTGAGTTTGTATCTTGTTAATGTTATCTAAAAGATATATTTCTAATTGCTTCTAAAGTAGCTTCGTGCTCTAACGTAGCTTCATCTTTTTGGTCTTGATTGACTTGACTGTTTTCGTTATCAATAATAGATAAAATTGTATGCTCGTCAGGTCCATTTCCATTGCTCCAATCATCTACAACATCATCTGCTATTTTTTGAATTTCGTTGTCTGCTATTGGAAATGTTATGTTTCGATCAGTGATTGCACTAACTACTTCATCATGCCAAGACTCGATCGCGGCTTGGTTATGTTCTTCTGGGTCAGTTTCCCATTCGTCTACATTTGCTATTCTGGCAAGTTCAGCATTAGCTTCTTCGCTTTTGCCTTTAATACTATAAGAAGTATCTTCAGTGTCAGCTTCGTCTATATCAGCTTCTGGAGCAGATACACCTGAAAGTTCTGCTAGCCTTGCAAGTTCAGCATTAGCTTCTTTGCTTTTGCCTGTAATACTATAAGAAGTATCAGCTTCGTCAGTATCTTCTTCGTCATCATCATCACGCTGTGCAATCGCTTGGCTCATTGGCTCTTCTTTATTGCCATCATTGTCTAAGTCTGGAAAGTCTGGCTTTGGTGCATCTTTACCTGTCTTTTCAGCAAGTGCGGCATACAACTCATCTTTAATAGATTCAATTTGTGCATCTAAATCATCTTCAACTGCTATTGGATTATCTCCATCAGCGGCCGGTGCATGTTGACCTTTCTCACGGTTGATGCCGCCAGCTAAGTCACGTGTCATTGTTTGTGTATCAAAATACTGTTCATCTGGCTCAGTTGTTGAAGAACTAAATCCGCCGCTCATGTCTTCATCAGCTTCGTCATCCTTTGGACCCATTCGTGGCATATCATCCATTGGACTATCTGCTGGTCCGTCCATATCCATTGGTCCGTCCATTGGCATCTTTACAATGCTAAGTGCTTTGTCCATTGGCATATGATCTGAGGATGGCATATCCATTGGGCTAACTGCCTTAGCATCTGGAGTATTACCTGTTCTCATAATGTTTACAAGTTGTGCAACTTCGTCTGCATTATCGCCTGTCATTGAAATATTCATCGAAGCAGTTTCGCCCAACGGGTTTGTTGTTTCGTTAATTGTCTTAATGTCTTTATCTAACTCTGCTAATTTAGCTAATAAGTCTTTCATGTTATACGCCTCCTACTGGGCTTTTAGTGTTTTCAGTATCACCTATATCAGCACTTTCACCCTTAGGTGTTCCTGCTGTAGGATCAATTATACGCTCACTTCGAGCTGTTTCTAGTTCTTTAAGAAGGTCCATAACTCTGCTGTCTCCAACTTTGTCTTGGGCGCTTTCGCCTCCCATGTCTTCGGTTTCTAGTTTAGTTTCATAAGGTTCTTTTGTCTTAGAGTCTGCTTGATAATCTTCTCTAGGATCATTCATGTTTCTTACTATAAAATACGCCTGATTGCATCCACAACTATCAGCAATATATTCTTGCAACACTTGTGATGTAGTAGGGTAGTTCATTTCTGCTTCCCAGTAAGTAACTTCCATATTTTGTAATTGTGGGAAATCTAACGGACGTTCCTGTATTGGTGTAGCTTTACCAGCACTCATGCTAATAAGTTCAAACTTTTGTAAACATGTTTCCATGTCATCTTCAATTCCTTCTGGCAATGCACCTGCATAACCTATCTTGAACGAATAAGTCTTTTTGGACTCTAATAAAATTTCTGTAAACGATCTCATGATTAATTCCTTATAAACTATTTATCCTCTGACATACCTTTTAGCTTCTCAATTAAGCTATTTCTGTCAGTGACGACATAACCTGCACCGTTAACTATACCAGCTTGTGACTCCGGATTACCGTCTTTGTCTTGTTTTTCTTTTTTAAGTTGTAACTCGACTATTTTTAATTTGTTATTAAGTTTAGCTACTTTAGCATCTAAACTAGTTTTAAGCATGCCGCCTGCTACTTCAAATACTCTACCACTATAACGTGCTTCAACATTCATACCCAAATCCATTAATTCGTCATATGCTGTCATTGCTTTGTCTGCAATTTCGTTAAGCTCAGTATCTGCCTTTTCGCCTAACCCTTTTACACTAGGCAATGCAGAAGATATTTTATCAAACTCGGCAATGTCGCGCTTAGTTTCTTTTTGGTCAACTAATGCAGTTTCGGCCTTTGTAGCTTTGCTTGCATTAATTATATCTTGCGAGTCAGGTAAGTTTAATAGTTCTTCAAGTTTTTTTGTCATTTTGTGTTTCCATTAACTGCTACTATTATTTAGCAGAGTTAGGATCATTCAACCATTGTTCTTTGGTTATGTGTATATACCAAGCTCTGTACGGCTTTCCTAACCCTTCACCGCCTGGATTATACAAATAAGGAACTAACCAATCGGGGTAACCTTTGCCTGAGCCTGCATTATTTGTTTTGATAAAGACTTTATCTACATACTGAAATACATCATTTAAGAAAAATATATAATCAAATGTTTCGCCTGGCTCTAAAAACTCTCTATCAAACTCTGTTCTACTAGCAATAAACAAATCATACTTACCTGGAAAGTCCATAGGTTTGCCGTTATAAATGTACAAGTGATGCCTTTTTAAATTAATTAAATCACAACACTTTTTAAACATTGGACCTGTAACTTCTTCTTCAATATCAGTAGCTTCAACATGTATACCTTTTTGCATAAGCACATATGGTAACATTCCTACGCCAGTACCAATGTCAATTGCTGTTTTAACATCTGTCAACATGCCAAATTCTTCAGCTTTTTTAACCATATATTCTTTCTCTGAGAAATGTTTATCCCATTGTCTAACATACTTTGCACCTCTTACAAATTTACCAGTTTGCATTGCTATGTCTGTCATTTGTTCTTTATATTGCGTTAAATCCATTATCTTTTTCCATTATGATAGATATCACCTTCGTTTAAAATACGAAACTGAATACCTTTTTGTTTACACCAAGCATACGCCGCTTCCCATTTTGCTTGGTTAACTATCCAGTGTGCTTGGTTGTGGGCGCTTTTGCCCACAAGGCTTTTGTGTGTTTGATTGGCTGGCTTTATTTCTATGAGTTCGACTTTTTGTTTACCTTTTTTATCACCGTAAGCAATAAAAAAATCTGGCACGTAAATTGTTTGTTTACCAGTTAGTGGATTTCTATATGGAATTTTTATACTTTCACTTGCCCATTGTGTAATTGCAGGGTTACCGTCACAGAATTGCATGAAGGTATATTCCCAACTGCTTCTGTATATTGGAGCTTTGTTACCTACGAATTTTTCCGGATTCTTTAACGTATATCTACCCTGAGCAAACCGACCCATATTACACTACTATGTTTCTGTTTTCAGTCCTTGGCGTTTGAGTTGCAATCTTATAACCAAGTGTACTAACTTTTTGTCTATTGTGATTTAGTATTTCAGCAACAATTTGACTAATTGCAACATCTTCTAATCCAGTTAATGTATCAAGCAATGTCATCACATTTACATCGTCAATCTTTGCTTGTTGTAATAGTACAGTAGCAACACCAGTGGCACTTGCTGTGTCAAACCCTCTTTTTTGAAAGAAGCCTACTACTGCGTCAACTTGGTTAGCAGGGTAACTAATAGACTCAGTAAAGTAATTGTTAAAGAATGCTTTAACTTCATTGCCGCTGTCTGTTGGTACTAAGTTTAATTCTGCCATTTATCTAGGTCCATTGTTAATTTTTGCTTGTTCGACTTTAGTTGAATAGTTAGGAGAAGTAGTTTCAACACTGCCACCGCTTGTATCAGTTGTTGATGCAGTTGATGCAGACTGTTTTGGAAACGTAGTATTTTTAAGACCACTAGCATTTTCTTTGCCAATGCTTCCTAATGCACCTGTTAATATATTAAATCCTTCTTCTATTAATCCTTGTTTAGATAAACTTTTTGCATTCTTAAACGTATTAAATGTATTCAATGCAGAGCCAAGATTAAACGTGCCGCCTGCTAAGTCTCCTAATACACTACTTAGTCCATTGGCTACACCGCCTTGACCAAAAAGACTGCTAGTTCCGCCACCTGCTACAGTTAATGGACTAGGTGTTTGGTCATAATGCTCTTGAGCAAAGCCTCTTGGAGAACCTTCTCCAGTAGCTCCTCTACTATAAAATATTGATTCGTATGCAACAGTCATTTGATTTTGTAGCGTAGTAGTAGCGTCAGCTTGATCCATACTGTCATGTTGAAAGCCAGTTATTATTGGATTAACTAAAGTAAATCCTGTATACTGATGTCTAGCCATTTGATAAATTGTAATTTTATTAAAGAACGGGTCAACTGAATCGTTGTCAAACCCGTAACGGTATTTGTGATCCTCTGCACCTTTGTATGTGTTTCTTGGTGAATAAGGTGCTGATACACCGTCTGCATAATGACCGCCGTCTGCATAATAATATCTATAGTATGCTTCCATTAGCATTGTAGTAATGCCTAAGTTGTCATCATGGAATGTAATGTTTACTGGATCGTATTCTAAACTAGTTTGTAAATTCTTTTTACGATTGTACATGTTTTTAGTTACAGTGTTCATACTTACTTTTGGTAAGTCGACTGATTTAACTAATAAGTTTATTTCGTTTTTATGTCGTTGATCTAATTGTGGCAAATTTGACGCCGCAGTTGGACTTAGTTCTATTACAACATGGTAAAGGAACTTTGCCTTGGGTGCCAGCCTAAACGCATCATCAGTATACAGTCTTGCCGCATGCTGAAAGTCTGCCATGTCACCTTTTGGGTTAGTTGTGCCGCTTAATAAATTATCAAGAAACCCATTTAATATGTTTGCCATTTAAATCTCCTTACTAATATTTATCTATAACATAAAGTACGCAGATTATTAAAGTAATTGATTTTGTTCCATCCAGTAAGATAACTTCTCAGCAAAAAGTTTACTAGATTCTGGTCCAGGATGCTCGCCATCTCTTGCATGGTCTCGGGTCTTTAATGCTAGATTAGGATATAAATTTGGAGCATTAATTTTACCTAACGTATATAGTGTTTCGCCACACCAAGACGAAAATACTATTTTTACATTATGTGCTTTTGCACTTTCTGTAATCATAGATACAGCATATATAAGATTCATTATAAACATACTATTATCATATGTGGCGTATATGTCTGTCCACTTCTTTTCCTGGCTTTTACTAAAATTAGGATTCTTCCAGGGTAGCATTTGCATTTCCGTCGCTCCATTTTCGCTAATTTCAGCGTAATCTACTCTATGCAAACTTGGTAATAATATAACCGCATAATTTAAATTTAAAACTTGTTGTGTTGCTACAAATGTTCTGGCAACACGCAATGCACTTGCGCCACCTATACCAAAATTATACTTACACATGTTATAGTGTTTAGAAATTAATGTAGTCCAGTGTTTTGACGATTCTACACCTTCACCAAACGTATTGCTACACCCATAAAATCCTATGTTTGGTCGTTTAGCTTTGTTTCTCCACACGTCCCTAAACCCATATTGATTTATAGTATACTGCCAGGGGTCTTTATCAAAGTTTGGTGCTTCTTCTTTGCGTATATACGTATACTTCCAATTTAAAGAATCTTGAGTAATACCATGTCTATTTTTGATATCTGCTGCCATAGGGCCAGCAAAGTTTCCAAATTCTACTAATTCTGCTAGAGACTTAACATTATATGGTGACAGGTATCTTGGGTCTAGTTTTTCGTTAGATATAGCGCCAAAGTTAAAGTTATTTAAATTCAGACTTTCTAAATCTGTTCTAATTGGATAATTCATATAGTATTTATTTTATCCAATATTATCAAAGATAAAAAAAGGAACCGAAGCTCCTTTTAATAATAACAATATGGCACTTAGGTTATATTACTAACCAATACCGCCACCGCCCGTAACTAGACTATTAATAGTTCTACCTACTGCTGTTCCAATACCGCCACCTTGTGACTGTATTGCGTTATCGTAACGTATACTTAATGAAACTGTAACTGGCTCGTTAGCACTATATGCTAATGAGTTGTAGTTTGCATTTTGTATAAAGCAACCGTATAATTCAAAAGTGTCTAGTACGTTAGGAGTGTTTGCTCCGTTGCCGCCATCTAGTATTTCGATTCTAGTTACGAATTTGTAATCAATGCCACTTGCCGCACCTGATTGCTCAAAGAAGTCAAACTGCTTTTGTAGCTGTTCGCCAACAAGTTTTTGTACATTGTTGTTTACGTCTTCGCGCAAGTTAAGTGTAATCGGATCCCATGCATGCTTACCTGCTAGGTATGCTCTACTGTTGTAAACTGGGATTTCAATTTCCTCAAAGTTTACTACCGGACGTGTTACGTCAATTACTTGCTTTGTTAGTTCTGTTGTCGGTGTTGATACACCAAAGTTCTCAAGTGATACCCTGAAACGATACTGTAACTTCGGCATCAACAAACCTTGTGTTGATGATGAAGTGTCACTCGCTAGTGGTACTGTAATTTTTGAGAGTGTTGAAATAGCCATATTATAACTCCTGTTGCTAGTATTTATCATTTAATGGAGGCTATTTCTAGCCCCCATTTTGTTAGATGTTAAAGACCTGCAATTTCCCCTGTATTCTTAAGTCTAAGTGGAATAAAGATAAACTCCACAGCCTTAACTGGTTCAATTGCTATATCTAAGTATAGTTCGTTCTTGTCTATTCTGCTTGCTGTGTTGTTTGACTCATCACATACAACTAGATAGTCATATAACGCTCTTGATCCAACAAGTTCTAAGCACAAGCTCTCTGCGGCTTGTTTAATCTCATCTCTTGTTATCTTATCATTTGGTTCAAAGATATAAGGCTTAGCAAGTTTGTTAAGTTGACTTCTCATATAGATAACAAGTCTAGCAACGTTAATTCTATCTAATGAACTTGCATTTCTTGCACGAGTCTTCTGTCCAAATGCAACTAATCCAGCACCTGTGATAAACGTAATTGGGTTAACTTTAACACCATATAATGTGTCGCGTTGTCCTTCGTTTAGTGCTATTGAATTAAATTCGCCTTCTGAATCAATATAACCTGTTGCTGTTGCGTTAGTAATGCCGCCACGTCTTGTACCTGCTGGTGCAAACCATGGATAGCTAACTTGGTCACTTAGTGCAAGAGTTCTTAGCATCATGTGACTTGGTGGAACAACAATGTTGTTACCAGCATTATCACTGCTAAAGCCCCATGGATAATAAACACCTAAGTATTCATCACTAGTTACAAGACCTTCTGCATTATCTTCAACTGCAAGGTTTACGTTAGTACCCCATTCGTTGATTGAAGTTGCATCTGGTGTTAGTTTTGGTGGACTATCTCCAAGTACAAACGCTGTAATACCTCTATCGTAGTTTAATGTAACCATTTCACCAATTAGCTCTGGATACCCTGGAGTAGCAATTACGTTAAAGATTCTTGATTCATCATCTCTAATTGCATCGTTACTGTTAAGCATTGCTTGTAGACTTTGGATAACAACTTTACGCTGTGCCGCTTGTCCGAAGCTTCCTTTGCCGTCTGCTTGGTTAGCTGATTCAGTAACCCAACGGTGTGTATAATAGCTTGTCATTGCTTCGCTACTATTAAAACGTGTATTAAGTGCATTTGTATCAACACTGTTGCGTACAAACTTCTTAACGTTAAAGCCACTTCTACGTAAGTTAACTAACAACATACCTTTTGGATATAGTGCTGGATCTGGAGCGTCTGCATCTAAGAAGTTATTTGTTAACAACTCAGTGATAGTTCCAGCTACATTACTAGTAGCGCCTGTTAATCCCCAACGTGCGTCTGCAAATAGTACACCGTCTTCAGTAGTTTGATCGGCTGCATCTAGTAATACCCACTTTGCAGTAGCACTACTATATTTGTAAATTGTTGGATAATTATCTAAGTCTGCTGTTGAAACCCAAATGTCGCCATTCTTAAGAGCTGTACCATCTGATTGGCCAGTAGCCGCCAGTGGTTCAGTTGCACTTACAATAGGTCCTGCTGGACTTGTTTGCTGTGCAGTACTTGCATCGTAAAACGGACTAGTTGAATCTAAGTAACCAACCCAAGTAGTACCATTGTGTATCATGACATCAACTTCGTCAGTAATTGAACTGTACCATAATGTACCGTCTGCTGCCAATGCTGTTGGAGCTGTGGTGCTTGCAGTATATGTTAGTACTTGCCAATTTGAAGCAACAAACTGGTTTGCTGTATCGCCTGCTGGTGCAGTATACAAGTTAGCAGTTCCGCTATTTGCATTTACATAAGCACTAAAGCCCATTTCTGCAAATGCCGCTCCGCTATGGTCTTTGAAACGAATTTCGCCGCCCTTGGAGTGGCTAATAACAACTCTATTTTGTGCGTCAACGGTAGCACTAACGTTAGTTAATCCTACTGCGTTAATTGCGTTTGCAACTACTTCTGCGTCACTTGCCGCACCAGTTGTTGTTCCACTTACTGCTGTTACGCTTTGCAACGCCGCATTACCGACTATTGTCTCTTGTATATTAATTGTAAAACTTGCTGACGACAT